AGTTTCGAATGAACTCACGTAGCAGCGCCTTAACCTGGCGGACGTTACCGCGACCTGTGGCTTTTAACTCTGAGAGATCGCCAATGGCGCGGTAACGCGCGGTGATGCCGCCTATCGATATTTCGATAACCCTGCGGTCGCCGGCTCGCTTTGATTCGATATGGACCTTTTTCATTCTCACCTCTTCGGGCAACAAAAAAGGCCGCTCATTGGCGGCCTGTTATTTCACAGGGTTGGGTATTTGCACTTCCGACCAACACTTGCAGTTAGGCAGGCACCCGGCGTGTCCGGTCATGCCATCGAGCGTTGGCGGGCTATCCCAGCGCACAAACTTATCTTTCATTTTTCGGTGTGATGGCCTGGTGCCTGCACCTTCAATGCGCCACCAGTACCCCTCAGAACCAACGGACAGCGCCCGAGCCTGAGTCAGCGCGCCAGTTGCGCGCCCTATCTCGGTGCGGGCTATCATCCGCGCCCTGCTGGCCGCCACGTCGCCGGACTGCATGATCATCTCGTAAAGCTGATCTGGGCGCTCACCATGGATGACAGCCTGTATCGCCCGCTCCTGAATTTCCCTGACACGTCCGGCCGCCTCTAATGGCAGAGACTTCATGTAGCGAATCTGTCGGTAAACGATGTCTTGCGCCACCATGCCGACAGGAGTGTTACTAATCACGTCACGCAGACCAGCGGATATTTCTTCCGAAAAAGAGCGCCACTGATTCCACTCTTCACGCTCCACCTGGGCAAACATCTTTCGACCGACCATTTCGGCCCAGTCGTCGATCACCCCGGAGTAGTCAACAAGCGATTTAGCAATGCTCTCAGCGCTTGCCTGTGAACCATCGTAGGAACCCGTGACGATTTGATTTATCTGGTCGACTATCGCCAGTAGGCTTTTCTGATACTGGACCTCCGATCGGCGGCGGAGGGCTGGTTTCAGATTCAGTCTCCTGCCACTGTTTCGCCGCATTCTGGATATCCTCATCGCTAATTGAAGCACCGATGCCGGTAACGTCAGACAGCTCGCGCAAATCGGTCAGCGCAGCAGCCGGCGACATTCCCAAATCACGCACCGCGGTTGCCAGAGCGGTAGTCGTGTTGGTCGCCACCGTAGAGCGATCGGTGTCGCTCATCTGCCACAGGGGGTTAAACTCAAAGGTGAAATCTTGCGGCAACGGCTCGCCAAACTCTGAGCGATGCAGTACATCGAATAACAGGCGGATGTGAGGCCGTAAATCTCGCTCCTGAAGCGTTCCCACGTCGTCATAGTAGTTCGCAAGATCAGCGTCACCGGTTGAAAAACCCTTCGGTGACTGGCGGAACAGGCGGACAAGAGGAATGCCAACAGCACCCGCGATATCCTCTTTAAACTCGCTAAGCAGGTCAGACAGGCCCGCGAAAGAATAGGAATGTGTTTCAAATTCGTCCTCCGAATCAAACAGGGACATACCCTCGTTCGTCTGGTACTGGCGGACCATTTCCATATTCTTGATAAGCGCTTCAAACGCCTTACCGCCCGTGGCGATAATTTCACGCAGCTTTTTAATCTTTGCCGTTCGCAGATGTGCCTTGTAGGCAAGCTGGGCGGCGCCGACGCTGGTGCTATCGTAGGAAGTCAGGCGATCGAAGATGCGCTCGACAATGGACATGCCCCACTCGTTTTCGGTGATTTTCTGCTGGTAGGGCAGTTTCACACCATCCATGCGAATCAGTCGGCTGTGGTGAACGGTCCACGCAGGAAGCCCCTGCGCCGTCGTCACGATGTCATAGAATTCTGGCTTGCCGAGATTAGGGCCAAGCGCCTTAATGCGCCTGGTGAGCTGTGGGTTAATCATCCAGCGGTCAAGTACAGCCAGACCTTTAAAGCTGCCCTTGCCGACCTTATCCAGCACCAGCGGCGTCAGAGGTGCCTGGCCTTCAATCAGAATCAGCGCCACCGCCCCGCCATACAGCCGGGACCATTTCAGCGTCTCATTGATGCAATCCCAAAGCTGAAGCTCATCGAACCGTGATTCAAGAATGCCACGGCGTTTCGGGTCTATCTCACTGGTGATCCGCACGCCCTTTTTGGTCATATCGTCCGCTTTCGAATCGACTGCGGCGCCAATAATCCAGGAGGAACGATAAGCCCACTCGATGAGCAGTCGGTTGCGGCTGGTATAGTTCGCCCTGTAGGTTGATGCGGCATGCTGGTTAGGCTGCTGCATACCGACACGGGCAACAAAGTTATCGTACGAATCCGCCGTGGCGACTCGTCCTGTTTTCTTCGCCATGGTGACTATTCTCCGGCTTTTTCGGTACTCGTGGCGGATAGGATAATTTGTTAAAAAACGACCCGATTTAACATAATGACTGTTACCCGCACCAGCCGGATCCCTCCCATGATGAAATGTCCGCCAAAGGCTTATTTATCTGGGTTAAGTGGCTAAAAGCGCGTGAATAAAACATGCATAAACAGGGTCGAAAAACGAATAGCGTGAATTTTGCGTGAAACGGTTATTTCCAGGTATTTAGCTGTTTCCCAGCGCTTCCCAGATATCCATTGCCGTATCAGTAGGAGCGAACGCCATGATAAAAGCGTCGGCCACGTTCGGCGATGGTACGTCACGCTTGGCGAGGTCTTTCTTGCTTTCCACCATCACGCGCCCGTTTTTGTCAAAATCACGGTGCGGGGTGGTAAGTTCCAGCTTGAGCTTTTCCAGCAGCGGACAGGATGAGTCAATGCTAATCAGCTCATCTACCGGGTACTGCTCGCCGTTCTTTACCGCGTTGAAGGTGTTACGGAAGCGATCCGCTACCAGCCACCAGGCTTGCGCTTTGAGGTTGGCGAAAAAATCCTTATTCGGGATGCCAATATATTCGTAGTCCGGCTCATTCACACCAGCGCCTGCATTGAATCGCTGATAATTGATGCGGGATGCATTCATGTTTTCGCGCTTACGATCCTCATTAATTTCTGAGAATTTCGCGCCAGCAGATGCCCCAACGCCGATTGAGTCGTAGACGATATCAGCATCACGCTCCAGTGCCGCCTGATAGGTACGCTGGCAGCTCTTCAGCAATTCGTCTTCTTTCGCCTTCCACTCATCCGCCCAGTACACGACGGAGCCGTGACGATAGACGTTAGCGCACTTATCGGCGCCGCTATCAGCAACGTCGAAGCCAATACGCTTGCGCCCGCTCGGCTCGAAATTAAGGACTTTATGGGCATCAACGGCCGCCTCAATCCATGACAGCTTGATAATGGCCGCATCATCATCCGACTCTGGAACGCCTTCGTAGACATGCTTAAACCCATCCGGATCCCGGCGTTTAGCGGCTTCGATAACCTTCAGCATAGTGTCGGACAAAAAGGGGTTTTCATCGTAGTTGATTTTGCGTATCAGCGTATCTTCTGGCGGGTCGACCACAAAGTTACGCCAAACGAAATCAGTCACCAGTCCGGGGTTAAAGATAAACCAGCACTCTGAGCCCTCTTTCCGGATGGTAGGCTCCAGTATCTTCCACTGGTATTCCGTCAGTGCATGGGCCTCTTCAAGCCACAGAACGCTGATACCTTCCAGAGACTTAATCTCTTCAATGTTGCGCCAGAGCCCATAAAACACGAATTCAGACCCGGTCACCCGGTTAATGATTTTGTTGTTCAGAATGCGGAAACGATGCCGCAGGCCAAAGCGGTCAATCTGAATTTTGAGCAGGGTATACACCGACTCTTCAATTTTGTTCTGGATCTGACGCGCACAACAAAAGCGAAGGCTGTATTTATTCGACAGAAATATGGCGATGCCAGCGGCATCCCATGATTTTGACGATGACCGGCCACCATAAAGCACTTTGTTACGCGCCTGCGTCGTCCAGAAGCTACGCAGGACCGGATTCAGCGTCGGTTTGGATGTCAGAGTAGAAGTCATTGAGGTCACGCTCTCCGTTGCCATCATCAATACCTGCATCACGGCGAAGACGATCGGCCTCCAGCGACACCTTATCAGTAGCAGCCTCTCTATAGGTAACGTCAGCGCGCTGCTTAATGATGGATGCCTTGGTGTACTCCAGTGATTCAATACGAGCAGTATTGCGATGCATGGCTTTCTGCGCCTGAGATATGAGGTCGTGCAAATCTTTGACCTGCTCGCTGTCTGCCGTCTCCAGCTCTGTCTGCCAGCGCCCGATATTCTCCGCAGCAGTCAGGTTCGCAGCACGCAACCAGAACAACTCATCGTCGAGCGTGAGCATCTGAGCATCTTCGGTTGTAGCATCAGAAAGCAACATCCGACGCCCATAACCACCATGCTTCAGAGCATGCTGATTACCGGTCTGGAATGGATTGGTTGGGGGATCGGTACGCATTCCGCGTATCGGTTTCGTTTCTGGAAGCGGCTCAGCTTTTGGTTGCGCGCTTTTTTGCGTACGTCCAGCGCTGGCAGGCTTTTCGCTGGTACGCGCCTTACTCTTTTGCGTACCATTTTTGCGTACCTGCGTACCGCTATTGCGTACCCAGTCAAATTTTTTAGCCCTCTTCCTGATAGCCCCTTCAGTAACGCCGTATTTATCGCCTATATCACGGAGACTAAGGACTCCGGCCCGGTATGCCGATTCGATGGCCTCCCAGTCCGGTTTTGCCATAATTTTGTCCTCGCCTTGACATTATCGAGCCACCTCTGGAAGTGGCTCTGTAATGCCCTACTGACGTTTTGATTCTGCTTGCCTGATGTCAGCCTTATCCCGGTTGCACTGCCCCAGCGCTGATAGCAGGCTGACGTTCAAATCGAGGCTCTGGCCCCACGTCAGATTGTCAGGGATTTCAGGTTGCGGGGTGTCAGCCGTCAGGTTGGCCGGTAACGGGACCACCGGCACCTTGACGTAGACCGTTCGCGAATTGTTGCAGCCGCTTAACTGCGCCAGCAGGCACAGGGCGATTAGTGCAATCATCATTCGCAACAGCAACCCGGATATCAGCCGAGGTTCCCGATGCGTCCAGTGCGATCTGCTCTTTTGCATGCTGATTGGCCTCGGCGATGGTGTTAACGATGGTCATGGTGGTCAGAACGTTGGATGTGATCGCCTGAGCTGCGTTTGCCTGCTGTTCCGCGCCATCTGCTCGCTGCCTTTCCTGTTCGGCTTTGCCTTTGTAGTGGCTGGCAGCGATAGCCAGCGCACCAATCAGCACGACCATGAGCGCCGGCAGCCAGAACTTTTTAACCAGCGCCAGAATGGCTTCGGCTGTCATTGCGGCTTACTCTGGCTAACCAGGCGGCCCACAACGCCACATGCAGCGATTACCGCTGTAATGGCGCCCATCGTTCCCGGCGGGATTGCGGTCTTGAGGTCTGGCGGTAGCTCTGCCCATACCGTGGGGATAACCCCGGCCAGCACCAGTGCATGCATGGAGAACCAGCGCCATGCGCTTTTCCAGTCATCAACGAGTTTCATGAGAGAAATACCTCACGCTCTGCCTTGCGGCGATTCGTTAACCCAGGCATTACCTTGCCGCCTGACCGGTTCCAGCGAAGGAACTCATCAGCTGCGCCTTTCACATCACCCGCATTCAGCTTCTTCATCAGCGTTGAGGTGGAAAGCGCTCTCGTACCGATGTTGTAGGCCAGCGACACAAGCGCGTCGTACTGGTTCTGGGTAACGGAGACTTTGAGCATCTTGCTTACCGCCTGGTCAAAGCTCACTACGCCAGTGCGCAGCAGACGATCAGCCGTTGCGTCATCAATCTTCATTCCGGGCTTGATAGGCTTACCGTCTACTTTCCCTGTCCAGCCGTAGCCAATCGTCCAGGGATCACCACCTGTGCCCGGGTCTGGATATGCAGTTAACCTGCAACCCTCAAATCGCTTAATCAGCGCGATACCGTTATTACTGATTTGCATCTTTAATCCCCGTCAGGCGCTCCCAGAAATAGGTCAACGCTACGGAGCCCATCGCGCCGCTTATCCCCGCGGTTGCCAGAATCATGTAAATGCTCAGTCCGCTTTCAATGCTCACCAGGCCAGCAATAACGCCGGTAAACCCT